TGTGCCGGTTTATCGAGCGGTTGCCGCACACCAAAGGCGCCTGGGCGGCGCGGCGCGAGACGATCCGGCTCGAGGGCTGGCAATGCTTCGTGCTGGTCAACGCTTACGGCTGGCTGCGCAAGTCGGATGACAAGCGGCGCTTCCGCGAGGTGGTGACGATCGTTCCGCGGAAGAACGGCAAGAGCATCCTGTCGGCCGGCGTCGGGCTGTACATGCTGTGCGCCGATGGCGAGCACGGGGCGGAAATATACTCGGGAGCCGGCACCGAGAAACAGGCGTGGGAAGTATTCCGGCCAGCGCGGCAGATGGCCGAAGGGCGACCGGACCTGCGCCAGCATTTCGGGATTGCGGTCAATTCGTCGAACATCAACATCGTCGGCAACGGGTCGCGGTTCGAGCCGATGATCGGCAAGCCGGGCGACGGCGCGATGCCGAGCTGCGCGATCATCGACGAGTACCACGAGCACGACAGCGCCGATCAATACGACACGATGCTGACCGGCCAAGGCGCCCGCGAGCAGCCGCTGATGTGGGTGATCTCGACCGCGGGCGACAACCTGGCGGGCCCGTGCTTCGACAAGATTTTGACATGCCGGAAGATCCTCGAAGGCGTCATCGAGGACGACGAGAAGTTTTTCATCGAGTACACGGTCGATCCCGAGGACGATTGGACCGATCCCGCGGCGATCGCCAAGGCGAACCCGAACCTCGATGTGTCGGTGTCGGCCGAGTTCCTGCTGGCCCGCCAGCGGGAAGCAGTGCGCAACACTCGCGAGCAGGGCCGGTTCAAGACCAAGCACCTGAACCTTTGGGTCAACGCCCGCGCGGCCTACTTCAACATGCAGAGTTGGACGGCCTGCCGTAACCCGGAGCTGCGGCTCGAGGACTTCGAGGGGCAGCGCTGCAAGATCGCGCTGGATTTGGCCTCGAAGCAGGACATCGCCGCGATGCAGATCCTGTTCGACCTCGGCGACGGCTCTTTCGCGACGTTCGGGCGGTACTACCTGCCCGAGGACGTGGTCGAGGAGCCGGGCAAGGACCATTACCGCGGCTGGGCGCTGGCCGATCCGCCAAAGCTGATCCTGACGCAAGGCAATATGATCGACTTCGGGCGGATTGAGGAAGACCTCGACGACATCAGGCGGAAGTACACCGTCGAGGAGATCACCTTCGATCCGGCGCAGGCGACGATGCTGATGACCCGGCTGATGGCGAAGGGCGCCAACGTCTCGGAGTTTCAGCAGACCGCCGCCAATTTCACCGAGCCGATGAAGCAAGTGGCGGCGCTGATCGACGCCGGCCGCCTCAAGCACAATTGCGACGCCAACGACCCGATGACTTGGATGATGTCCAACGTCACCGCGCGGCTCGACGGCAAGGACCAGGTCTTCCCGCGCAAGGAACGGCCCGAGAACAAGATCGACGGGCCCGTGGCGCTGATCATGACCATGCGGCTGGCGATGATCGAAGTGCCGCCGATCAACATCGCGACGCTGATCGCCTAAACCCAATAGGTGCTGACATATGCCTGTGCTTGCCGTAGTCATTCCCGATCAAGGCACAATATCCGAGACAGTCGATCTCACGGGAGTTACCGCGGTCGTCGGCCTTATCATGCCGAATGACTGGACCGCGGCGGTGGTGACCGTGCAGGGGTCGGCGGATGGTGCTTTCTTTCATGATCTGATCGACGGCTTCACCGGGAATGCACTTAGTTTCAACGTCCGGCCGGATTCGATGGGTATGATCAATCCCAACCGGCTGCGCAGTTGTGCAGCTATAAAATTGCGCTCCGGCACTCGGGACAATCCGGTGGTGCAGCAAGCGCTGCGCGAGTTCGGGCTCGTCGTAGAGGGGAATGTGCCATCACAGCCGGGCACAGGTACTTCTGCGCATGTAATCGAGGATACCACCAACGGTTTTCACGGTATCGAGCAGTCGTTTCAAGCTCCGGGGCCGATGGCTTGCGCGATCACGGTTTGGCTGAAGTCGGACACAAGGCAAGCGGGCCTCGAGATATTCAACGGCGATGGCGGCGCGCGGGTGTATTTTGATCTCGCCGCCAACGAAATCTATGCCAATTCCGTCTACGGCGCCGGCTTTTCCGTCTTTGACCTCGCCGTCGAGGGGCCAGGTCCGAACGGCTGGTGGAAGTGCACCGCCTCGAACAATCTGACTCCGATCAGCGCTGCCCAGACGCTACGAATCGGGATGGACAAGGACAAGACTGGGTCCATCGCGTATCCCGGCGACGGCGCGAGTTTCGTGCAGGTCTGGCAACCCTCGCTGACGCTAGACGGCGGCGACAATGTTCTGCTCAGCGCGGACGATCTGACCAATCCGGCGTGGCAGCCGCGTGGCGCGTCGGTGGTGAACTTTCCTGACGATGTTCTTCCGGCACCATGAGTTCGCCATCGTTCGAGGCACCACAAATGATCCGCACCAAGCAAACCGCGGCGCCGCCGCCGAACGGCGACCCGCTGGAATTTGTCATGAGCGACGACAGCGTCGACCGCATGGGCGACATCATCGAGGCCGATGGCTGGCTGCTCGACAACTTCCGCAAAAACCCGATCGCGCTCTTCGGGCATAACGCCGCCTTCCCGATCGGCAAGTGGAGCGAGGTCACCGTCCGTGGCAACCAGTTGATCGGCCGGTTGCAGTTGATGGACCCGGTTTCCGACCGGATGCGCGAGGTTCACGCGGCAGTGGACGCCGGTGTTTTGCGCGCCGTCTCGGTCGGTTTTCACCCGAGCAAGTATGAACCGATTGAAGGCTCGAAGACCGGCGGCCTCCGCTTCACCGAGCAGGAGCTCGTCGAATGCTCGTTGGTCTCAGTACCCGCTAACCCGAATGCCCTCGCCCTGGCGAAGGCGCTCGGTATCTCTCCGCAAGGGCAGCGATTGATCTTCGGCGTGTCCGCCGATGGTGATCAAGAGCTGCGCCGACGCGGCTTTCATGGCGTGTCCGCCTCACAAGTCCCGCGAAAGCCTCAAGCCATGAACCAACTCAGCGATAGGATTCAAACCGCGCAGGCCGAGCTCGTCGGTCTACAGGACCAATTGACCGCAACCGAGGATCTGACCCAGACGGCAGATCTCACCCAACGCATCGAGGAGATCAAGGACCAGATCTCGATCTACGCCCGCGCCGAGCGGGCGCTCGGCAGCGAGAGCGAGGCGATCACCGTCCCGGCCTCGCGCACGACCGTGCTGCCGCCCGGCTCGACACTCCCGGCGGCGGGGCCGAAGACTTGGGCTATGCCGAAGAAGCAGGAGGAGCCCGGCTACCTGTTCATCCGCCATTGCGTCGTCAGGGCGCTGTCGCATATCCAGAAAAAGCCCGAGGATCAGATCCTCGCCGAGCATTACGGGGATCGTGGTGACTTCGAAGTCACGAAGACCGTGCATGATTGGTATAGGCGGGCCGCCACCGCTCCCGCGACGACGACGACAACCGGATGGGCTGCCGAGCTTGCGCAGATCCAGTACGGCGAGTTTTTCGACATCCTGATGCCGGAGGGTATCTATCGGCCGCTCGCAGCGAAGGGTTTTCGCGCGACGCTCGGGCGATATGCGACGCTGTCGATGCCCACTCGTTCGGCGACGCCGACCGTGGCGGGGTCGTTCGTCGGCGAAGGGGCGCCGATCCCGGTCCGCCAGGCGGCGTTCCTCCCGGTCACCATCGGCCTCAAGAAGATGGCGATCATCTGCTCTTACACGCGGGAGCTCGCCGAGCACTCGACGCCGCAGATCGAGGGGTTGCTGCGTAAGCTGATCAGCGAAGACACCGAAGTCGCGGTCGACACGACGCTGATCGACAACGTCGCGTCGTCGGCCATACGGCCTGCCGGGTTGCGCAATGGCGTGTCTGGCCTGACGGCGACTACCGGCGGCGGTTTTGCTGCTCTTCTCGGCGACATCAAGCAACTGGTCGGCGTCCTGTCGGCGGCCAATGCCTTGCGCGTCCCGGTCTGGATCATGAACCCGCAGCAGGCGATCTCGATCTCGCTGACGATTAATTCCGGCGGGTTCTTCCCGTTCAAAGCGGAGATCGACAGCGGAATGCTGCAAGGTTACCCGGTCATCACGTCCAACACGGTGCCGCTGGGCACGGTGATAATCCTCAACGCCGACGACTTCATGTCGGTCACCGGGGATGATCCCCGATTTGACGTGTCGGACCAGGCCACGCTGCACTTTGAGGATACGACGCCGTTGCAGATTGGCACCGCCGGCAGCCCGCCGACCGTTGCGGCGCCCGTCCGCAACCTGTTCCAAACCGACAGCCTCGCGCTGCGGATGATCCTGCCGATGAACTGGGCGATGCGCCGAACCGGCGTCGTCGCGTGGGTTTCGAGCGTCACTTGGTAGCACGACGGTACACATGGCGTATTCCGGCGCAGTGGTTGCTGCGCCGGATCGTCACCAAACAGGAGCACGCTGATGACGACCGAAGACCAGTACCGCGCCGACCAGAAAGTTCGCGCCGAGCTGACCGAGCAGACGCTGAAGGTGACATCGCAAAGCCAGCCGACGCCAACGCAGGAGGAAAACGACCTGCTCCGGCTCGGGCTGATGCACCCGGACGAAAAGGTAAACCCTGACAATCCGGAGATGCCGTCGCTGGCGGTCCAGCAGGCGATGGTCGAGAAAGCACAACCGGCCGCTAGTCATCAGCCAGTGCGTCCTGGCGGCGGCGCACCGGCTGCGGGCGCACCGACCAATCGCGACGTGCCGCACCTCCAGGGGAATGGCGCCGTTGGCGAGACGCTGACCTGCACCAAGGGGAACTGGAACGGCGAGCCGACGAGCTACGCTTACGCCTGGAAGAGCAACGCCGCAGCGGTCGGTGGCACCGGAGACACCTACACGGTCGCCGAGAGCGACGTCGGGCATAGCATCACCTGCGTCGTGACGGCGACCAATGCCGCCGGCTCGACGACCGCACCGCCGTCAAACGCTGTCGCGGTCAACGGAGCGAGTCGCGGGGCAGCCCGGCGGTAAAGCTCGGTGGCGCAATCGACTGCCCTAGAGCGGGTACGAAGCGCGGCGAGCCGTATCTTCCGGCCGCGCCTCAAGGAAGCCATCGGCGGCGGCTGGCGGCTGCCGCTCGGTGGCGGCTTTATCCCCGCCACTTGGCCGACGAACTGGTGGCAATCCGGCCATAACCCGCTGCCCTATGGCGGCTCGGCGGTGGTCTACGCCTGCCGCTCAGCCTATTCGCAAACGATCGCGATGTGCCCACCCGCGCATTGGCAGAGCGACGGCAAGGGCGGCCGCGAGCGGGTGAAGACCTCGGCGCTGTCGCGCGTCCTGCGGCGCCCTAACACCTATCAGTCGCCCTCGGACTTCTTTCTCTACTTGACCGATTGCCTCTACGGCGAGGGCGCGGCCTTCGGGCTGGCGCTACGCAATGCGCGTTTTGAGATCACCGAAATTCACCTGATGAACCCGCGGCACTGTTGGCCGCGCGTCGCACAGAACGGCGAGGTTTTTTATACGCTCGCCGGCAACCATGTCGTCGAGCGCTTATTCGCCGACAACCAGGTGTTCCTCGAAAGCGTCCCGGCGCGCGATGTCCTGCATGTGCGGCTGCCCGACCAGCGCTATCCGCTGCGCGGCATCCCGCCGCTCGAATCGGCACTGCTCGAACTCGGGGTCTCAAGTGCGATGATGGCGCAGGCGCTGGCCTACGCCAGCAACCAGGGACGGCCGAGCGGCGTCCTGCAAACCGACGCGAGCTTCCACGCCAACCCCGAGGCGGTGCGGCAGCTCCGCGCGAGCTGGAACGAGCAGACCCAAGGCATCAACGTCGGCGGCACGCCGATCCTGACGGACGGGCTGAAGTGGGCGCCGGCGGTGATGAACAGCCGCGACGCGCAGCTTGCCGAGGTACTGCAAATCTCCGACCAGCGTATCGCTACCGCGTACCGCGTACCGCTGCCCATGCTCAGCCTGATGAACAGTCAGGGGCCACAGGCGTCGACCGAGAGCCTGATGGCGCAATGGGTGTCGACCGGCCTCGGTTTCGCCGCCAATCACATCGAGGACGCGTTCGGGCGGCTCTTCGCGCTCGCCGGCTGGCCGGACGATTACCTCGAGCTCGATCTCGAAGCGCTGTTGCGGGCCAATTTCAAGGATAGGATCGCGGCATTGGCGCAGGGCGTGCAGGGCGGGATCTTCAGCCCCAACGAGGCCAGGGCAAAAGAAGATCTGCCGGCGATGGCGTTTGGCGACGAGCCGCGCGTCCAGCAGCAGGTCGTCCCGCTCAGCGCGTGGGCCAAGGCGCCGCCGGCGACACCCGCACCCAACGCGCCGGCCGCCGCGCCACCAGCGGACGCTCCCGCAGCCGACGATGGGAGTGGCGATGCCGTCGATCAATCCAAGGCCCTCACCGCCCGGTTCCGGCGACGCGCAGCAGCCCAATGACGACCACAATCTCGCCGCTTGAGGCGCTCGCCGACGAGCTCGGCGACTTCGCCGCGCGCATCGAGCGCGACCTGAAGCTGTCGGTCGGCACCATGCTCGCCGAGCTTCGGGAAGAGATGTCCGCACTGCGAGCCAGCCGGGCCGAAACCGAGTTGCGCCTCGATCGCGCCGTGGCGGCAAAACTCGCTGAGTTACAGGATGGGCCACAGGGGCCGCAGGGCGAGCGCGGGGAGCGGGGAGAAGCTGGGGAGGCTATCGAGGGGCCGCCAGGCGTTCAGGGCATTCCTGGGCCGCCTGGCGCGCCCGGCGAGGCCGGTGCCCGAGGGGAACCCGGTCCGATCGGCGAAACCGGACCCGCCGGCCCACCCGGAGAAGCCGGCCCGCCGGGGAAGTTTATCCCGCCGAAGGCGTGGGCGAAGGGCATCCACTACGAGTGCGCGCTGGTCACGCATGGCGGCTCGACTTGGTGCGCGGCTCGGGATACCGCCGAGGAACCGCCGCACGACGATTGGATCGTCGTCGCGGCCTGCGGCGAGGCTCCCTACGTCGGCGATGTTCTCGGACTTTTTGACCCGAAAGGTGCGTATCGGAAGTTCGACCTGGTCACGTTCAACGGCAGCGAGTGGCGGGCCAAGCGGGATAATCCCGGCCCGCTGCCGGGCGACGGCTGGCAATTGGCGGGGCAGGCCGGCAGCCGCGGCAAGTCCGGAGACCGCGGGGAACGCGGCGACCGCGGTCCGGCCGGTCCATCGATCATCGATTGGGCGATGAAGGGCTATCATGCGGTGCCGATCATGAGCGACGGTAGCCTCGGGCCAGCGCTCGATCTGCGCGAGGTGTTCGAGCTCTACCATGCCGAGCGCGTCTGATGCCGACCAACCCGCGCTACCAGCTCAGCCGCGTGATGGTGCCGGCGACGAGCCTCGCGCTGGTGACCCTCGATCAGGCCAAGGTCGCTCTCGGCATCGACTTGGCGGATACCTCGAAGGACGCCCTCGTCCAGCAATACATCGACCAGATATCGGCGGCGATCGACAGGTATTGCGGCCGCACCTTTGCCCGCCAGACCTACCGCGACCAGAACCGCTACGTCTGCAACTGGCTCAATCCCGGCGACCCGCTGCTGACCCGGCAATGGCCGATCCCGCTGGACGACGGCGGCTTGCCGGTGCTGACGGTGACCGAAGAAGGCACCGTCGTCGATCCCGCACAGTGGGAGGTCGACACCGAGGCGGGCTCGATCTATCGGCTCGACGCCTCGGCGATGATGTACTCGTGGACGAGCAACCTGATCGTGCTGGATTACGACGCCGGCTACGACGTGATCCCGGCGGACGTGCAGGGCGCGGCGCTGCAATACCTCTCGCAGCAATGGTTCACCGACATCCGCGACCCGACTTTGCGCAGCGAGACGATCCCCGATGTCATCAGCCAGACCTATGCGGACCCGTCGGCCGGCGGGTCAACCGCTGTCCCGCTTGGCGTGCGTGATTGGCTAACACCCTATCGCCGGTGGTTTGTATGAGCCCGCAGGAGATGATCGCCAGCCTCGACGCGGCGCTCGCCCGCTACGGCCAGATGGTGACGCTTCAGCGCACCGCGATCGATGCGTCGAGCGGCGCCATCACCATCAGCGAAGAGGTGACCTGTGCCGCCAAGGTCCGCCCGTTCGGGCCGCAGGATCTGGAGGCCGGCGAGGTGCAGGATATCCAGGTCGTTCTCAGCCCGACCGGGATCGGCGCTTTCGGCATTCCCAACCGCGACGACCGCATCCTGATCGGCAGCAATCCCAGCAACGCCGAGCAGATCGCGCCGCTCTACTACGGCGGGCAGCTCGTCCGCGTGAACCTGCTCTGTCGGGGATAACGCCCATGATTATCGAGATCCTCTTCGTCGTCTGCTTGTTCCTGTGGGCGCTCACGCTTCTCCCGTTCCCGCCGCTGGCGCCCTATGCCCGTGGGTCAGACTTCCTGGCTTTTGTCTCGGTCCTCCTGCTCGGCTTGTTCATTTTCCTGCCGGGGTTGCGGGGGTAAATGCCCGATCAGCGCGAGGCGATCCTGTCGCGGCTGGTGGCGGTGTGCGGCGAGGTCGAGGGCATCAATGCGGTCGGCCGCAACACGCTCGATGTCTCCGAGATGCTGCGCCCGGCAGTGATCGTGCTCGACGGCTCGGAACAGATCGTCACGGCAGCGCTGACGGATTACCGGGCGCCGACCGTAACGAAGCGGCAGATCATGCAGCTCGTGCCGCAGATCATCATCGCCCTGCGCGGCAACACCGGCGCCGAGGGCGGCACGCTGCTGACGCTCTACCGCAACCGGGTGCTGGCGGCGATCCTCAACGATGCGGCGCTGCAAGCCAGCGTCACCAGCAACGGCGGCATCCGTTACACCGGCTGCGTGGTGCCGCCACCGGACGCCGAGGGGCGGGAGTTCCGCATCGACCTCAACCTCACGTTCACCTACACCTTCGACTTGAGCGGGCTGCAATGATCGACTTCAAGATCAAGGTCGACGACACCCGCGTCCAACTGATGCTCGACCAATTCCCGAAGAAGCTGCAAGCCAACATCGCCGCTAGGCTCGACGTGCTCACCACCGAGCTGCAAGCCAAGGTGCGCGCCGCCGAGCCGCACCGCACCGGCCGGCTGCAAGCGGAGACCAAGCGCTTTGTCGACCAGCGCGAGAACTGGGTGCGCGGCCGGGTGCGCGTTCTCGGGCCTGGCGGGCGCGGCCACAACGTCGCCGCCGCTGCGCTCGAATACGGCGCGCATCGCAGCTTTCCGGTGAGGGGCTATCGCCGCGGCGGGGGGTCGGTCGTGGCTTATCGCCGGCACGCCAACATCGCTGAGCGGCGGTTCCTGCGCGGCGCGGCCGAGGGCATGCGCGCCAAGGTGCTTGCCGAATTGCAGCAGGCGATAGCCGACACGATCGCCGACGTCAAACCCACTCGCTGATAGGAGAACACAGATGTCGTCACCTGAGCCGCGCACCCCGACGCCCGGCACCTTCAACGTCTTCGGCGCCGACCAGATCCTCGCCAAGGTGAAGTTCACCGGCGCCAACGCGATTGGCCCGCTGATCGAAATGGAACTGACCAATGTAATGTTCAGACCGGGGAACCCGATCGGGCTCATTCAAGACGAGTGGGGACAACTGCACCTCACGGGCGAAGTGCTGGCCGACGAAACCGGCATCTTCGGCACCGTCACCCATCCCGACACGACTCTCGTATCGCCGCTTACCGATATGTACTACCTCGGCAAGGGTGTCGTCGAAATCCAACTCGCCTCGGATACCGGCGGCACCTACCGCGATGTCGGCAACGCACCGACTTTTGAATTTGTCCCGGCCGTCACCACCTTGCCGCACTATTCCTCGCGGCACGGCGTCAGGGTGAAAGATTTGGAGATCATCCACGAGAAGTCGGCGAGCCTCAACCTCATCCTCGACGAGTTCACCTACGACAACCTGATGCTGGTGTTCCTCGGCGTGCCTACGGTCCCGTAATGGTCTCGCTCGTCGACATCGTCCCGCAGAAGCGCACGGTGCAGATCGCCGCCGGTGAACTGGAGCTGCACGGCCTCGGCCTGCGTCAGATCGCCAGCCTGTTGCTGCAATTCCCCAGCCTGCGCAACCTGATCACCGAAGCCGCGCCCAGCGTCGACTTTGCCGAACTGCTCATCCTGGCGCCCGATGCCATTGCCAGCATCATCGCCGAGGCGGCAGGACAACCCGAGGCGACCGAGGCCGTCGCCGAGGGCAACCTGCTAACACCCGACGAAATACTCGACTGTCTAACGGCGATCCAGGGACTCACATTTCCGCGCGGTATCCGCCCTTTATTGCAACGCCTGGGGCTCGGCGGCCCCGACGACAGCGTGCCCGTCCCGGCTGGCAAGGCTCCGGCTACGAGTACGCCGCCGCCGCCGAGCAGCTCATCGCCGCCGGACATGATGGCTGCCGAGTGATGGACTACACACCGATACAGCTCCAGGCGTTTCAGTTTATCGCGCAGCGGCGCCGGGGCCGCGAACTCGCCGAGCAGTTGCACACCAACTTGCTCGCCGCCAGGGGCGACGAAAAGGCGATTCGCACCCGCCTCAAGGAATTGGAAGACTAGATGGCCGACAATCTAAGCATCAACATCGTCGCCGATACCTCAAAGGCGCGCGCCGAGATGGAGTTGCTCAACGCCAAGATGCGGGCAACTCAAAAGGAAATCAAAGCGACCTCAGACGTGGCGCAGAAAACCGCCGACCCGGCGGCCATCGCCAAAGTGCGAACCCTGAGCGCAACCTATGACGGGATGTCAAAGCAGGTCGCGCGGCTGCGCAAGGAAGTTAACGCGACGACCAAGGCCGTCGAGGGGTTTCACCACGCAGCGCACCCGCATGAATTCTATCTTGTCGAAAACAGCCTGAAATCGCTCAGCGGTGCGTTTCAAGCAATCGGTCACAATATTATCGGGGCGAAAGGCGCGATTGCTGGCTTTGCCGTCGCGTTGGGTTTCGAGAAAGTGCGCGACATCGTCAACGAGGTGTCGGAGAGGCTTGGCGAACTGAAGAAACAAGCGGGCGAGATCGGGATAAAGCCGATCGCCTTGCAGGCCGCGCAAGAGGTCGTGACCGGGATCGGCGAGGAAGCCGACATCGCGACCAAGGCGATGCAGGGCATGAACGCGCAAATTGAGGCGGCGCGCCAGAAGTCGATCATGCCGCCGGGGCAGGTCAGCGTTTTCAAGGGCGGCGCGGGCACCACGCGCGTTGGCGTGCCGGGCGGCCCCGGCGTCCAGGTCGGCCGCGGTGGCGTCGAGCAACCGCGCGATTTCAGCGACCCGCTGGCGATGATCGGCGCCAGCCTGTCGGACATCCCCAATAATCGGCTCGCACAGTTGCAAACTTACACCAGACAGCTTCAGGCCTTTGTCAATGCCGCAAAGACGTTCGATCCGACAGCGCTGAACATCATTTCAAAGACGTTGTTCGCCGGCGTGCCGGCAGACTCGATGCTCAAGGCGGCGCCGGCCTTGCTAAAACAGTGGAAAGCGCAGATCGCGGATCTTGAGCAGGCCCAGCGCGGCGCCACCGACGAAACGTTGAAGCAGGACGAGGAGCTGCGCGCGTCGAAGGACAAACTATCGAAGTCTTATAGCGAGGCGGCAGCTATTGTCGCCAACACCCTGCGGCCGGCGCAGTTAGCCTTTAACGACGTGCTTTCCACCGCTCTTACGCGTGACGCGACCCAATTCCAGACCGATATCGCGAATTTGACGCACGCGTGGCAATCGTTCTGGACCGAGATGACAAGTATCGCCTCGGCTGCGGCGAGCAGCATTCAATCGATCTTTCAGGGCTTGGCAAGAGCGAGCAGCGCCGTGTCGGCTGGCCTTGCCAATCCCGGCAGCAACATTTCGGAGCCGTTTGGCGGCGGCATCAGCGGTGCCATCGGCGGCGCACTTCCTGGCGATTACAGTGCGGACACGGGCGGATTTGCCCGCGGCGGCTTTGTGCGCGGCCCCGGCAGCGGCACCAGCGACAGCATCCTGGCGCGGCTCTCGGCCGGCGAGTTCGTGGTCAATTCCGCGCGCGTGCGCCAGGTCGGGCTCGGCTTCCTCCAGCGCCTCAACGGCTTTGCCGATGGCGGCTTCGTCGGCCCGGCGCCGCTGCGCTTCGCCGCCGGCGGCCTGGTGCCATCTGCCGGTGGCGGCCGGGCGGTGCATCTGCACCTCGGGGGCGGCAGCTTCGCGCTCGCCGGCAGCGGCAGCGTCGTCGATGCGCTGGTCAGCGCCGCGCACTCCCAGCAGATCCGCTCGGCCGGGGTCAAGCCCTCCTGGTTTGCGGCGCGGCCTGGCGGATAAAATGGCGGCGCCCTATTTCATCACCGCGCTCGACATCCGCTTTGACTTGTCGGCCGTGGCGCCGGGCGTCAACCCGTGGTCGGCGCGCGGGCTGCACGGCACGCTGCGGCCGATCCCGATGGCGACCGGCAGCGACAAGCTCGCCCGGACCGTCAACGGCAGCCTGATCGACATTTCCGCGCCGCAGATGCGCAAGTACCAGCTCGACGTTGCCGGCAGTGATCAGGCGCCGCCCGCGCTCGACGGCCTGTGGGTCGGCATGATGGTCAACGTCGCCTCGCACGTCGAGCTGGCCTATCTGACATCGACGGGTATCGCCGGGCGTCCCGCAGTCCCCGGCAGCGTCCGCACCGAAGACGACTTCACCTACTACTGCCCGCAATTCATCATGCTGGTCGTCGACTTGCAGATCGAGCGCGCGGAGTGGGATGCCCAGGTCACCTGGTCGCTCACGCTGGAGGAAGTCTAGGTGCCCGGCCCCGTGTACTTCGCCTGGACTGGCGGCGCGATCGAAGAGCAGGTGACCCTCGTCACCAACGGCACGACGCACGGTGTCTTGTTCGAGTTGGCGACGATTGTCGGCGACACCAACCCAGGCATCGCTCAGGTCATTAATGTCGCGAGCACCGACAGCCTCCAGCAGGACGCCGGCTATCACATCACCGGGCCGGGCCTCGACGCCTATTTTATTTACGACAACGCCACCACGCTGAGCGGCCTGCCGAATTCGCTCAATCTGACCTCCGCGCCGACATCGGGAGAGAGGTCAGGGGATTTCACAACGACCAAAGCCGTGCCGATCGGGACCGTGCTCGGCACCGTGAGCCACGGCAGCTATACGGTGGCGTTGGACGCCGGCGATCTGCCCGCCGGCATCTACGGCATTCAGGGCACGGGCGTCGGCGAGACCAACGTTCCGATCGGCACCACCGATGGCACCTCACACACCACCGGCGGCGGGGTAACGCTGATCGGCAGCGCGTATCTCAACTATGACGGCAGCGGGCACGGCACGATGTACATCATCGCCGCGACCCCGCACACAAGCACGCGGATCGGCGATTTGCCGCCACACCTGCTTGAGACCTTTACGACGTACAGCATCGCCTCTCAACCCGTCAGGGCGACGACCTCGGGCATATTCCCGATGGTGATCAGCGGCTTCCCCGTCGAAGACCCGAAGAGCATCACCGCAATCCCGTCCAGCGCGTTGATGAGCCTGACGCCGGGCCTCACCTACAACATCACCGGCAATGGCATCGCTGTTGGCGCGACGTTTGTGGCGCCGAGCAGCGGCAGCTCGATCGAACTCGACCTGAACGCCACCGCATCGGAGATCAATGCGATCTTGACCATCACCGGGCCGCGCACGCCGACCGCGCCGTTTGATCCCGCTGTCCACAACCGGTTCGACGAGGAGATCATCAGCTTTGACATCAGCCAGGACGAGGGCAGCTTTGCGACGCTGACCGTGCAGCTCAAAAACCCCGCTATCGGCCTCCTGGCGCTCGGCAGATATCTCTGGTGCTGGCTGAGCTATGACCAGGCGTGGAGCCCCGCCGGAAATACGCCGAGCCTCGTGCCGCTCTTTAACGGGCGACTCATAGGCGTGCCGAAGTTACAGGCCGGCGAGATCGTCGAGCTTCAGTTTCTCGCCCGGCCGGACGACTTCAATGCCCAGAAACAGTCGTGGGCAACATCGCTGCAAGTCGCGCCCTATTACGATCCGGTGTGGATCGCCAGGCCACCCAATCCCGACACGGTGCTAGAGACTTATTCCGCGTTGTGGCACATCGACCGCGTGAGCCTCGGGGTGTCGATCAGCGATATTCTCGACGGCGAGGACGGCATCATCGATATTGGCGAGGATATCTCCTTATACAACAATTTCAGTCTGTCTTACGGCCAGCCGCCTCTGGTCTCGACGATGGTGACCGGCACGGTGACCTGGGCGCAGCAGGCCGAGGGCAGGATCGACATCACCCAGCCGATCCTCGATGCGTTTAAGGACCAGGGGTCATATTACAAATGGGTCTTTCCGGTGACCTATTGGGGAACCGGCGGCGGCGGGCTCATCCAGACGCTCTCCGGCAACGGTCTCAAATCGGATTGGCCAAAGCCGGGAACAAGTATCGGCGGCGGCTGGTCGCTCAGCACGTTGCTCGACGGTGACGGCATCCCACTGTGCTACATCATCGATGCCGTCATGGACGGCCAGGTCAGCTACAACGTCACTTATGAAGCACAGACGCCGCCAGCGAGCCAAGCGGGGAGCACGACCGAGCAAAGCAACGTCAATATATTTCTCCAACCAACCAGCACCTTCGTCGCGCGCTTCCCAATGAACGTCTACAAGATTCGGATGGTGCTCGAGTACAGGGCAAATCGCAAACGCACGGAAGTCGTGACGGCGGTAGTAACCGCGGGGGTTCAGCGCGAGCTATCCGATTCCGCCGAGAGCGACCGCGAAACCATCAGCCTCAGTTCCGACTTTATCGATAAGGCGGTCGACCCTGACGGGAGCATACCGATCGGCAACGTCGCCTATCGCTCGTATTTCCAAACCGCGCGGGGCAACGTCTCGTTCGAGTACCTGCTGCTCGCGGCCAGGGCAAAGATGCGCGCCAGGGCGCGGGCCGTCGATATCACCTTCGCTGTCCCGTGGCAGCGGGCGATGGCGATCACGCTGCGCCACAACGTACAATTAAGCGATCGCCGCCTGCCGGGCGGCGGCGCTCTCGGCAAGGTCAAGAGCTACAAGCTGAGTTGCGCGACCGGCGGCATCATGCTCGGGGAGTTCACCATCGGCTGTGCTATCGGCACCGGCGATGCGATCAGCCCACAAACCGGCGTCAATGCCTATGTCGAAGATGCTTATGTCGACCTGGGCTACCAGACCGTGACCGGGGCGCAGATCACGCTGAGTGAAACGGCAGACCTCGCCTATCAGACCCTCGACGACTTCGCCGTCATCGATGACGGCCTGGATCTCACGCGCCTGGTCGGAGCGCAGGCGGTGAACGAATGCGTCGTCACCAACCTTTTTACCGAGCAATTGCCGGCGCTGCTTGCCTACAGCCAAACGACGGCACCGACAAACGGCAATCCGCTCAAACTCATGGAGACCATGAAAACCACCGTCACGCTCGACCTGAAGCCGGTGCAGGGTTCTGAATTTTCAACGGCTTTCTTTCCCGCGGTGACGCCGCTGGTGTTGCCAAAGACGATCGATCTGTCCGCATCTACGCCGGGAGAAATGACCCATGCCTGACGGTTTTGAATACATCGTCCGCCCCTATCAGTCGCCGAACGCGAACGGCACAACGATCATCCCGTCGACGCCCGCCATCAGCGCGCAGCGCGCCACCCTCACCTGGGGATCAACGGCCCAGATGCCGTTACCTGAAATCGCCAGCGTCAACGTTGCTTGCTGCACCGAGGCGCTGAAGGAAAAGACCCGCGTTAGCCAGCCGATCCGGGTTTATCAGGACGGCGACCCGAACAGCGCGTCATACGTCGATCTCGCACGGCCGCACCAGATGACGCTGCAGAAAAAGGACACCACGCAATGCCTGCCCGACGATTTCGACCAGATCTCGATCGTCGCCGCGTCATTGACTGCGTTCGACGCCGAAATGGACGCGCTGTTTGCGCCCTTCGATTCGACCGACCAGCACTGCAAGGCATCGTGGACGTTTACGCACGGGGCGCCGACGCCGTGACAATAACCTGGACGCCTGGTCTCAAGCCGGCGTCATTTCGCGGCGACCCGCCCGATTACATCGAGTCGCCGGTGGAGCAGATCGTCGACGTGCATTGGGGCGGGCTGGCGGTGCACTTCGGCGCCAAGGACGGGCCGCCGAAACCTAAACCGCCGCCCTCGTCGCTCCCGCTGCCGGGGACAATGAGAACGCGGGTCATCAAGACAGTTCAATGAGTTATCTACAACTCGACAATGGCATCGATGACTTCTCGAAGGTGGTGATCTCGCTGTGGTTCCGTATTCCGCAATCGTCGATCGACAGCAAGATGGCGAACCTTGGCGGGGATTTTCTCCCACGCACAATTCCTCTGCTAACCTTTGGCGTCCAGCAGGTTGATGTGGGTTACCAAGGCATCGAGCAACTTGTCTCGGTTTACCATTTTTTCGTGTCCGATGGTTTAGGCAATCCGGCGGACGTCACTGTCCCGCCGTTTGCGACTTATGATTTTCCGACGTACCAGCCCGGCGACGCCATACCGGTCGACCCATCCTATATCGGGCTCGATGTCTATCCCGATGGTGACAGGAACTCTGTCAGCCTGAGTTTCAATCTGCAAACGGCGGCCGTTGGCAGTATTTCGTGGGCTCAGTTCAATCGCAGCCGTGTCGACATTTACAATGATCAGGGGGGAGGCGAGATCATGATCCCGGGGTCCGGCTGGTCAGCCGGGTTGTCGTATCCCATGTTCACCACCCTTGTAGACACCTCATACGCCCTGACAGGACAGCCGGAATTTTTCCTCGTTCAGTCGTCGATCAGGATCACGCCGAACCACTGGCACCACCTGCTGCTATCGTTCGATCTCGACAACGCTTGCGTGACGCACGGGCCGCCCGTTGGCGTGTTCGATGCCACTACCACTGATGGGACGGATAGTGCCTGCCATCTGTGGTATGCGATCGACGACGTGAATTACAATGACGCGACCTACGACTTGGCTCCATTTGATGTCGGAGGTTCCGACCTGAATGCGATCCTCACCCAAAATGGTAATCGCGTCGCCACCTCTTTAACCGGCTTTCCCTTCAACTGCACGGTTCCGCCGGCGACTTATAGCTTTGGCCCATCGGTCATTCCGGCGCACGGGGCAGCGTTGGGCGTCCCGGCGTCCGAGGACTATGTAGACAGCATCTACCCGGTTGAGATGGCCGAGATGCAAGTCTTCGCCGGCGTCTCGCTTGATACCAGCATCGAGACCAACCGCCGCGCGTTCATCACCAAGGACGGCACGCCCGCGGACCCTCTGAAGAAACCCAATCCCCCGCCGCCGGTTCCTCTGCCGCCCGGCTGGGTTCCGCCGCTAAAAGGACCGCAGGAGCTGCTCGGCAAGAATGCCGACATTCTGCTCCACGGCAGCGGGAACTGGATCAACGGCACGAACACCGGCAAGGTGATCAAGCTGAACGAGATCGGCAAGCCGTCTGCCGTTCCTGCCGAAAAGTTCGCGCCGACCGGATCGATCGTCGCCTATTCGCCAGACCCGAGCCTGCACGGCGCGCAATCACCGCCGCCGCCACCGCCGCTTTAGATAGGCCAGAATGGACCCCATCGTTTTCAGAACCCTCGGTCCGTGGGGCGCGGGCAAGGGCGCCAACCTTTTACCAAATGAAGTAGACAGCAACTTCTGGGCGCTCGCTCAGTCGATTTTCGACCTACAGAACGATCCGGCGGTTCCGAACGGCATCGCGGCTATCACGGTGTCGGGCACTCAAATGACCATCACGCTGATGGATGGTCAGGTGCTCGGGCCATACACGCTGCCTGTGCTGACGTTCCGCTGGCGTGACGAATGGCTGCCCGCGACGATTTATGCCGCGCTCGATGTCGTCAAGGTCACCGATCTCGGCATCTACATGTGCCAGATCACACATACCAGCGGCGACACGTTCGATGGCGCTCTCACCGACAGCACTGGCGCGGCTGTCTGGCTGCAACTGTTCGGCTCGGCCGATGCCAGCCTCTCGACGCTCCCCGACGTGCACCTGACGGATCTGCAAGACCGCGACTTCCTGCAATGGGTCGCTGCGGACAACGCCTGGGAGAATGTCGCGCTCGGCGGCATCGACCTGATCGCAATCACCTCGCCGCAGCCGTTCGACACGCTGAGCTACAGCAGCAGCTCGGGCAAGTTCGAGAACCACCGCCCGAAATACGTCATCGGCGCCTATGTGCCGGGCACGCTGACCGCGTCGCAGAACCTGCTGTTCCACAAGTTCTCGAATGCGGTCACGCTGCCGGCGAACCTCGGCGCCTGGCTCGGCCACACCAGCGAGGCGGGCGCCGCGACGGCGGCCACGGCATCGACGGTGATCATGCTCGCCCAGGCTGTTGCCGGCGCACCGACGACCTTCGCCAATGTCGCGACGATCACCTTTGCCGCGGGCTCTGTCACCGGGTCGATGTCGGCACAGGCGGCGATCAGTTTCGCGCAGGGCGACATCCTGCGGATACGGGGGCCGGCATCACCCGATGCGACCTTCGGCGATCTTCACCTGACCCTCGTGGGGTATGAGAGCTAAGCCATGACAGGATTTACCGACCGCACCTCGCAAGGCATCCTCGCTCACATCGTTGGCAAGACCGCCCTGTACACGCTGCCGACAGCCTACGTCGGGTTGTTCACGGCAGTCGGGACCGATGCGGGAACCGGGTTCACCGAACCGGCGGTCGGTGCTTACGCGCGAGTGGCAACCGCAGCCGCCGACTGGGCCGCACCCTCGGGCTCGGCGCCGTCGCAGATATCCAACGCCAACACGCTGACCTTTCCCACCGCGACGGCCGACTGGGGCAGCATCATGGCGTTCGGGCTCTACGACGCCAGCTCGACCGGCAACCTGTTGGCCTGGGATTTCTTTGGCGCTTACAACTGGCTGCCGGCGACCGTTAGCGCAGCCTCGCCGGCCGTGATCACCGCCAAGGCCCACGGATACATTGTCGCCGACCTGGTGGAATGGTCGATCGAATATGGCGGCACGAACCCGACGTTCTCAGCGAGCAGCTTTACCGGCGTGCTCGCGGTAAACACGGCGAGCACCGACACCTTCACCGTCACGAACGCGTCGGCTGTCGTGAACGCATCGGCGACCGGGAACGGCATGGTGCGAAAGATCCTGCCGCAGTCCATTACCAATGGCTCCTCGGCGGCCTTCCCGGCGGGGTCGCTGATCATCCGGTCGTCGTAAAGGAGCGCTGTTGTGGCCGATTGGTATACGAGCAGCGCCGCCTATGCTGGGCTTACCGCGTTCGTCGCAAGCCATGCCTACAGCATCGGCGACATCGTGGTCCCGACCGCGCCGGCGCTCAAGGCCAAGTGGGTTTTCAGGTGCACCACGGCGGGGAGCAGCAGCACCGAGCCGACCTGGCCGACTGCGAACAACGCCACGATCACGACGGGCGGGGCGACCTTCACGAACGTGACCGGCCAGTCGAGCTACGCCTGGGGCGCGGCGGCGGGCGACATTCCGACTCTGCTTGGCGCGGTCGGCACGTTCCGCTTTGCCGCAGGCGACCGGATGTTCGTGTCGAGCGATCACAGCGAGACGCAGACATCGCAGTCGGTCTATGGGTCAGGCTCCGCCACCGCCGGGTACAGCTCCGGGCAGGTTCTTTCGGTCAACCGCGCCGGCAGTGTGCCGCCGGTTGCGGCCGACCTGACGGCGGGTGCTACGGTTACGGTGACCACCAACGCGCTCGTCCTGGAGGCAACTTTCCCCGTATATCATTATGGTGTTAATTACATAAACACCGGCAGCTCTACCAATTCGATTATTGTCAACAACATTGGCGTCAAGACAACTTACCTAGATAGCTGTCAACTGTACCTGAACTCCGCAAGCCCTAATCTTCGTATCTTGGCTACCGTTTCCGCAAGTCTTGTCTTGCAGAACTCCACGCTGCGCTTTGGAGCGACTTCGCATGGGTTCGGGGCGACATCCAATGCAAGCTGGGAAATACTTTGGCTGAACACGGCAACCGCGCTTGCCGGCGCGACATTCCCGGCGACCCTGTTTGTGCCGCAGACCGTTCCGATGCTCGTGACCGCGCGCGGCGTTGATCTGTCGGCGGTGACCGGTACGCTGGTGCAGAATGGCGTAGCCGTTGGCAGCAAGTTCCTGTTCGACAGTTGCCGCATCGCCTCTGGCGTTGTGCGGCTTTCCACCACGGGAACGACCAACACCCGCGACCTCGTCGAGCTGATCAACTGCTACGACGGCACCTCGATCCTCAACGAGAGCTACCAGCCGGCGGGATCGGTTGTCACCGAGCGGACGATCACCTTGAGCGGTGGCGCGACCGACGATGTCGGCACCTTCTCGCACAAGCTGGTGTCGGGCACGAACGTCGATAAATGGGTCAACCCGCTGTTCGGCTTCTGGATGGATGTGGAGAACACGGCGGTCGGCTCATCGAAGACCGCGACGGTGGAGATCATTTCCAGCCTGACGCTGAACAACGACGACATCAGTTTGGTGCTCGAATACCAGGGCACCTCGGGATCGTCGGTCGCCAGCTTCGCCAACACGCTGCCGGCAAATGTGCTGACCACGAACGCCCCCGTGACCACATCGACCGTGACGTGGAACAGCTCGCCCGCGACGCCGCAGAAGCAGAAGCTGGTGGTCACCTTTACCCCGCGGGTCGCCGGTCGGGTGCGCGGCCAGGTCCGGCTCGGGCGCGCATCCACGACCGTCTATGTGAACCCCGTCATCGCCATCACCTGATATGGCGACAGCCGTCCTATCTGCGTCAAGGGCAGGAGTCGGGTCGGCAGTAGCGTCGGGAGTGGCCAGCGGCGCGTTCCAGCTCGTCGGCGTCGGGACGGTCCAGACCGCGGCAACGGTTGTCAGCCTTGCCGCCACGGGCTCCGCGGCGAGCCAGGCAACCGCCGCACTCACCATCCACGTTCGGCCGCGCGCGACCAATGTGCTATCCGCGTCGAGGGCGGGAACAGGCTCGTCGGCCGTCACGCTCGCTGAAGCGGCGTCCATCTGGGATGCCGGCAGCAGCACCTGGGACACAGGCGGCAGCACCTGGGACGGGTCGGCGGCCGGCGGTGGTGTGTCGCACATCGTCGGGGTTGGGATCGTCGCACCGCCTGGCGCTGCACCCGGTGGGATCACGCTCGGCGCCACGCTCACAGCAACAAGCCAGGCACGAGCTGCACTCGCCCGCCATATCACGCTCGCTGGGCAGATCGCCGCCACCTCAAGGGCGTCGGCGCGCCTGCCGCGCACGATCTTGCTGGCCGGATCAATTACTGCTCAGGCGAAAGCGCAGATGGTGACCGCAGCGACGCGCCCAGTGATGCGGGGCGCGATCCGCGGGACGAGCAGCGGCAGGGCGAATGCGATCATCACGTTTCCCAGCCCGCAACGCAGACAGACCGAGGTCTCGATCATCACTTAGCGAGAAGGGCAGGCGATGACATCAGCGATCGACGCCAGTAAGCCGGTGGCCGGCAGTCCGACGACACAGAGCGTGCGGGATAACTTTGCCGCCGCGGCGTCGGAAATCAGCGCGCTGCAAGCCGTAACGGTTGGCGGTCCCTATCTGCCGCTTGGCGGCACACTAACAGCCAATTTTTCCTGTAATGACATTACGGTCGGCGGTAGCGGCGGGGTCGCCGGCAACTTGACCCTGTCCGGCAATCTCGGCGCGAACCACGGCACCTTTGGCGGCAATCTCGGCGTCGGGCTGGTGGTGTCGGTCTCTGGCAACATCAATTGCGCTGGCACCGTTACCTGCAACAACCTCGTGCAAACCTCGGATGACCGGGTCAAGGCAGACGTCGAGCCGCTCGCCGCCGGGACCACGCTCGATGCTATCAAGGGTCTGCGTCCGGTTAGCTACTTCCTGCGGGATAGCGAGCAACGCTCGTTCGGGTTTCTCGCCTCCGAGATCGCGCAGACCCCATTGCACGGGGCGGTTTATCACAATGAAGCGGACGGTCTCGATTACGTCAGCTATAGCCATCTCCTGGCCGCGGCGATCGGCGCGATCCAGCAGCTTGAGGCGCGGCTCGCGGCGCTCGGTGGCTGACGACCGGTCGACGCTTCTCGCCCAGCTCTTCGGGTATATCGACCGTCCTTGGCGGGTCGTGGCCATCGTCGTGCTGTTCCTGGTCGGCGGCGCGGGATGGGTCGCGTATGAGCAGCGGGACGAGCTGCTCGAGGCGTGGCTCACGCCGGAAAGCGCCGCGCTCAACACCGCGGATGTGCCGGCGGCGCTCGAAAAGCTGGTCGATGAGTCCGAGGCGGACCTGGTCCAGATCTGGGCTGTCGACCTCGGGAGCAATTCGCAGCGTTTCCTCGCGGCCCGGCGGAAGGACGGCGAGCGGCCAATTATCCCGTCACCGCGGCGACTGCCCGTCATCGTGACGACCTCCGATGTCGAGGCGCTGGTGCACGTCCTCAACGGGCGCCCGGCTTGCGTCGACACGGCGGATCGCGCCGCGCCGCTGGTGCGCCGCCTCGCCGATCGCGGCATGAAGCGGGTTTGCGCGATGCCAATCCCGCCGAGCCCCGAGGCGTTCGTCGGGGTGATCTATCTCGCCTGGCTGGAGCCTGCCGGGGCCAGTGCCGAGGATGTGGCACTGGCGGCCGCGCGCGAGGTC